ATGTTCCACCGCCTTCCTGCCCTGGTCGCTGCGCTCTGGTGGGGCAGCCTGACTACCATCGGGTTTCTGGTCGTTCCCATGCTGTTTGCCCACCTTCCGTCGCCCATGGTGGCGGGCAACATGGCGGCCAAGCTGTTTGCGGCGCAGACCTGGGTGGCTGTCGCCTGCTGTCTGGTTCTGCTGCTGATTTCAAGGCCAAAACAGGCGATAGCGCAGTATCCATGGGCGCAAGCTGCTATGGTTTTTATACTTGGTGGCATGCTGCTGGCGCTGCTCACGCAGTTTGGCGTGGCGCCGCGTATCGTGGCGCGGCAGGATTTGCGCCTGTGGCACAGTGTGGGGACGGTGATGTATGTGCTGCAGTGGTGCTGCGCACTGGCCGTGTTGTGGCAAACACTGCGCCAGGTTCAGAAGCCGCCGTTGTTGCCGGTCGGGCCTGACGGCACTGCAGACGACTGAAGCGAGCGCTGGTCGCAACCAGCGCCGCCTTCAAACCGCCTATTCGCGCCAGTGCTCCGCCACCCAGGTGGCCGGACGAATGAAGCGAAACCGCCGGTTGCGCCGCCCGGCCAAAGCATCGGGGGGATTGCATTCCCCATGAAAGATCACGATGCGTGCGCCCGCTGGCACAAACGGCGGCCGCCAGTAGTTGGTCGGCCAGGGCGGTATGCCGTGGTATTTGAAACTCGGGCACCAGGCCGCAGGCCAGTATTGCAACTTGCCCTGCCGGTGCAGGAAGTCCGACAAGTAGGCCTGCTCGTTGCGAAACTGCTCACGAATTTCTGAGAAATGCGCGCGGAAGTGCTCCAGCACGTCGGGGTGAGCTCCCAGCTCAAAGCGATAGACCGAGGAGTTGCCCGTGATGCGCCAGGGGCGCTTGTAGTCGTGGATGATCAGGAATTCACCCGGCTGGGTGAAAAAATCGTCCAGGCTGCCGGTGATGACCACGTCCACATCCAGGAACAAGGCCGTGCCTCGAAGTCCGTGCAGGTCCTTGCTGAAGGTGACCAGCTTGGTCCAGCCCCGCTCGGGGATGCCGGGTGGCAGATCGAGTGCGGGGATGGGCAGGCACTGCACTTCGCTGCGGATGCCCGTGCTGTCATCGGTCAGGCAGACAAAGCGAAAATTCCCGCTCAGGTGCCTGCGCACCATGGCATACAGCCGGTTGACGTATTCGGGGCCGTATTTCGTGCCCCACTTCATGCAGAGGATGTGGCGGACGGGCGCCATGCCGGCAGGTGCTGCAAAGTTTGCAGGTACTGCCGAACCTGCATCGTGGCTCATCAGTCTGCCTGGCGCTTCTTGATGGATTTTTGCTTGGGCTTGGCGCGCTTGATCTGGCCGCCCGAAGTGAGGCGCTGGTTGCCCAGCACGCGCAGTTGCTTGATCTCGGGGCGCTGGCCGCCGCGCTTGCTGTATTTGAGCACCTTGACGTCGCGTGGGCCGGGCATGCGGTCCTCATCGACCGTACGTTCCTTGACGGGTTGGGGGCGCCACAGTACCAGCAGCTTGCCGATGTGCTGGATGGGGGCTGCGTTGAGTTCGGCGGTCAGCTCCTGGTACATCAGCTCGCGCGCCACGCGGTCATCGTTGAAAACGCGCACCTTGATAAGGCCATGGGCGTTCAGGGCGGCGTCGATTTCCTTCTTGACCGCAGGGGTGAGTCCATCGCCGCCGACCAGGACGACGGGGTCCAGGTGGTGGGCATTGGCGCGTTGTTCCCGGCGCTCGGCGGGAGTCAGTTGAATTTGGGGCATGGGCCGTATTATCGGCGGTGCTGATTGTCGAGAGACAATGGAGCGGTATGAAAGTCAACAGTAGAAGCCAAAGTCAGTCCTCCAGATACTTTTTTAGCACCGGGTACACCCCGGTATTTTTTTGCCCTTTTCGTTCAGCCAGCAGGCGCCGAACGACGATCAGAGAGACCTTGAAGTGACGTGCTGTCGCTGATTGAGTGGCCCCGCCGTCCACCATTGACAGCACAGCTAGCTCCTGTTCAAGCGATAGGAGCTTGGGCCGACCGAAGGTTACACCGCGCTTTATTGCTGCGACCTGCCCAGCCACCGTGCGCTCCCGGATGATGGAGCGTTCAAGCTGAGCAACTGCACCTAAGACCTGAACCATGAACATGCCGATTGGATTCGTCGTATCCAACGGCTCAGTGAGAGAGCGAATAGACGCGCCAGACAGCTTGAGTCGATCAAGGATTGCAAGCAAATCCTTTAGAGATCGTGCAATGCGATCCATCTTGTAGACCACCAGCACATCCCCCGGCTGGAGCTGGCCAAGCAGCCTTTGTAGTTCAGGCCGTGGCCCGACTGAACTCCCCTTTTCCTGTCTCACTTCAAGAACGCCAGCCTTTGCAAGTGCATCAAGCTGCAGATGTGTCTCTTGGTCCTTTGTAGACACGCGTGCATAACCAATCAAAGCCATTCAATCCCCCCATAACAATCCTTGAGACCGCCAGTCCCGATTCGTCAGCGCGAACCTTAAAAGGGACCGTACGACGACCGCTTTGCTGCAGCCGTATTGGGATGCTAGGTCGTCAACTGTCTGACCAATCGGGAGAGGAATGGGCACATCAAGACGCGCATTCTTTGAGCGGAAATTCGCCACACGGGCAGAATCACTTGCATGAGTGCGGGGACGCCCCGGACCGGTAACGATATTGCGTTTTTCAGTAGACAGGCTCATGGTGCCCCCCAGTGTCTGGACCGCCCTCAAAGGCGAAATAGAACCAGTCTCCCCACCTGCTCATGTGCATGGTGTCTACGCGGCCAGAGAGGTAGCACAGGGCAGCGTTTTTCATGGCTTCGCCGATGCTTTCAAATTCCCCCAGGTCAACCGGTGCGGGCAATGTCACATCACCGAATTTGGTCCACCGGTTAGACCACTTCTCGCCATCCTCGAAAGCCTTTGTGATGTATTTGGAAAGGTAGGCCGCAATGCGTGCCGCAGAGCGCTGGCTATGTCGTTTTCGGGCCGATACATCGACGTTGCCGCCATGCTCCTTTGTCACCGACCGCCAGATAGCCCGCAAGACGTTGAAGGACTTCACCAGCACGCCGTTGCTTGCCTTGAGGCTGGAGGGCAGTTTGACCGTTGCCATGTGCACATGCCACGCCCCGCGCTTTTGTTCCTCAAAGCCACACACTGCGCGGAAATCGGGGATGACCCGGCGCACCCTACGAACAAACTCTTTCAGGTGCTTTTTGCACAGCTCCTGATCCGTCTGATTGCTTTTATATGTGAGGGTCATGAGCGTGTCTGCACCCATTGCTTTACAGAGCTTGCGGACCCGCGTTTTAGCCCTGTTCGCAGCAATGGCTAGAGCCCTTGCACGCTTGTCGGTGTCTTCATTCTCAGCCTCAGCGAGCATGTCTAAGTGGTCCTGAATCTGGCCCGGGGTCCACTCCAGTTCTTTCCAATCGACACGCTCGACGCCAGACACCTCCATGTGACCATTGCCAAGGTCATGAGCCTTAACCTTGAAGCGGCCCGAGCCATAGCTCATGACCGCGTAGCGCGACCCATCAAAGTTCTCTAGAATTCGTACTGCCACGGCATACCCCAATCTATGTTGTGACCACGAACCCGGATAGGTTGCCGCCTATGCCGGGTTCACCTTTTTCTAGTCCCACCATTCCCCGGTGAGAGCTACCAGCCGACCGCCTACGCGGTACGGAAACCGCCAAACGAGATGAGGCCAAGTGCATCGCCCATCAGGCCATTCCCACACCACCAGAGGCCGGTAATCCGTCATGTTCCAAAGTGTTTATTGGATAAATCTAGGCCGCGCTGCGCGCGGCCCCGCCGCCACGCTTCGCTAGCGTCTGCGGGGCCGCTGCTCCACCGGCCTTGTGCGACGACAGAAGGCCATGACATGGGGCACGGGCCGCACAACGGTTCACCATGGGGCCTGTTGCCCCATACCCCAACCCCCGAGCCTGCGGCGCGTGGCTATCCGCCACTTCGGGGCCCCCGGTTTGTCTCTCAGAGAGGGAACGCGCAGCCATCACTCACCACCGTCGCTGTTGTGCGGAAAGACATTGAAGGCCGGGTTTCTGATGCCCAGGGCCTGCGGTATGTCGGACTGTGTGATCTGGCCGGGTAGGTTGTGCTCAGGCTTTGGCATCGGCACAGTGCGCACCTGCTGGGGCGATGGCTGCATGGGCTGCATTGCTTGCATGGGCTGCATGCGGACCTGCTGCGGGAGCATTTGGGGGCCGTGCTGCGCTGCCTGCTGGCTTTGCTGTTGCCAGTCCACAAAGAAGCCTTGCGCGACGATCTGGAGGCACACAGGGCCACTGACTTGCATCAACGTGGCCTGCTGGGTGTAGCACTTGCAGGTCTTGCCCATGGTGATGCACGCGGCTGGATACGGGGCCACGGTGGGCTTTGTCACCTCGTCGTAGGCCGGGGCCGTGTGCGGGAAGTCCGGCAAGCGCGGTGAGCGCTGTTCTATGTACTGCTCTGGGGTGAGCTTCGCGGCTACTGCCTGCGGTGCTGCGGCGATGGTTTCTGCCTGGCTGGCGGGTTTGGTGGCGGCCTTCGCTTCGGTCTTGGTCAAGAGCTTGGAACCGGCGAGCCAGATCAACAGCGGAATGAGCACGATGCACGCGAGGAACACCCAGAGCTTTGCGGGCAGCTTCTTTTTGCCGGTGTGCAGGCTGGCGCTTTTGTACCAGCCATAAACCTCCTTGGGGAAGGCTTGCATGGTGACTGTGCCGGTCTTGCCACTGCCGTCTTTTTCGCAATTGGGATTGACCGCGGACCACTCCAGCACGCTGACCATATCGACACCGAAGGAGCGCTTGAGGTGGCGGTGCCATCCAGGCGGGCCGATCAGGCGGCGCACAAAACTATCAATGTTCTGCGGGTGCTGGGTGACCATGTAGAAGTCAAAGCCGCGCCTGCGGTGTTCCGCAAGCATCTTGACCGCATCTGGCACGGTGGAGCCTGCGGGCCTGTTGGGCAGATCGTTATGGGCTTCATCGATCAGAAAGATCGTGCCGTCTGGCTCTGCTTGCCAGTCTTTGAAGTCGATCTTTTTCCAGCCGTCCAACTCGCCACCGGGCACGGGTTCGAAGCGCCCGTTATGGCACACGGGGCGGTTTTCTTTGAGCTGGCGTTCTCGTACCCATTTGAGGGTGTTCAGGGTCTTTCCTGCGCCATTGGCGCCGCTGATGAGGTACAGCATGGGCTACTTGAGCACGAAGCGTTTGAAGGTGTCGGAGGTCAGACCATCGAGCAGCAAGCGGGCCGCGATGGCGCTTGTCACGACGCTGATTGCCACGCCGACTTTCATGATGGAGAGCATGCCGAAGACTTCGGGGGGCAGGCTGGTGAAGCTCTGGATTGCTTGGGTTTTGAGGGCCTCAAGGCTGGCGTTCACGCCGGTGTAGGTGATGACGGCCATGCCGAGAGCAACCAGGACGCGGCCCACGATGGAGCCGACCAGATTTAGCAGCATGCCGCCGATGGCAGCGACGAATATTGGCATTGCTTAGCCCCTCCCAACGATGCGAATGGCGAGCAGCAAGGACACTGCAACCATGATGTTCCCGATGATTTCCAGGCTTGGGCAAATCTTGCTCATTGGCAGGGTTACCGAGTTGCCGACAACGACGATATTCAAGTCTCGGATGCACTGACCACCGCCGAAGGCATTGGCCGTGCTGATGCGATTAGCCATGCTTTCTTCTTTGTTGCCGGGCAGGTCTTTGGTCTGCTCGCCCTCCTTACCTTTTTCTTTGTCGTAGAGGTCAGATTCAGCGGTCTTGTTATCAAAAAGTCTGCAAGCGCGCTTGTGTTGCTCCTTAGCGATGGCGCAAAAGATGGCATCGCCATCACAAGCGAAGCCGTCCATGCATGACCCAAAGAAACCGGATTCACCATCGCCGTCGCCGTCACCATCACCGTTACCGCCACCACCAGGGCCGGTGCCAGGAGGGCCAGGGTTGTAGGTGCCCCAACATTGGCCGTTGATTAATACAGTGCCCTCAGGGCACTTGCCATCGTCTGGCGGGGCCGGGTCCATGATGCAGGCGTTGCCACTGGGAGCAGGGGAGAAGCCAGGAGGGCATTCGAATTCACCGTCGCCGTCCGGGTCTTCGGGTGGCACAGGCTTAGGCGGGGGAAGCGAGGGGCCAGCGCCGCCGCTGCCACCAGGACCAGTACCAGGGACTTTACCGGGGCCGTCGCCAGCGCCAGGGCCGGTGCCAGGACCTGTTCCAGGACCGGTGCCAGGGCCATCGCCACCCCCACCGGGGCCGGTGCCGGGACCACCAGGGCCGGTGCCACCACCACCAGTACCGGGGCCGTTGTCGCCACCGTCTGGACCAGTGCCACCGCCTGGCGTGTCGCCACCGTCGCCGCCATTGTTGGGGCCGTCGCCACCGGGGCCACTGGGGCCATTGCCACCGTTGCCGCCAGTACAGCGTGCGCCCGTGTAGCGACCAGGGCCAGAACACTCGGTCTTGCCATCCCAGGTGACGCAAATATCAGGTTTCACGAGCACTAAGCAATCAGCATCGCACATGTATTCAGGTGTGGAACTGCTGAAGCCGTACCACTCGCCAGCGGGGCCGGGCTTACACTTTTTGGGGCGACAGATGCCGTTTACACGCTCTTGTCCCTCGGGGCACGGTGGTTCTTTGACGCAGACGCCATTGACGCGCACTTCGTCGGGATTGCACTTGTCAGGAACGCAGGCGCCGCCTTCTTCGTGCTGGCCTTCGGGGCATGGGTTCTTGGGCTTGCACTGGCCGTCTTTTTCTTCAAAGCCGGTGTTGCATGTGCAGGTGGTGCCGCTGATGGTGGAATTGGGCGGGCAGTAGTCCGGCTTTGGCACAAGGTATTCCTGACCAATGAGCGCGGCAGTGGTGGGGTCCTTGCAGTAATAGTGATTGGTCGCGATCTGGTCAGCTTGCTCCAGACCGCAGGCACCACAGCGCCCGGGCTTTTCACCGCCAGGACCAGTGCAGTACCAAACGCTCTGGCCTGCGTTGATGACGGCTGATGCGGGACCGGTAAAGCCCAAGAACAGCGCAAGGGGGAGAAACAGCGCGATCAGGCGGAGAAGATTAGCCATGCGGCCCCCAGTGATGCGACGATGACGAGAAGGCCCATGTTTTTCACCTTGAAGAAGCCCACCGCGTGGACTTTTGCAAGGCCCCTGCCGGCCGGTCAGGGAGCACATGCAGCTAGCGCTTAGCTGATAGCGCGGCGCACCCACTTGAAGGCCGCGACGGCCACCACGACCAGCAGCACAGCAGCGCCGATCAGGCCGATGGGGGCGATGGTGTCGTTGATTTCAGAGACCACGCCGGTCACGTCGATGGCGGCGTGTGCGTTGTTGGCGAGGGCCAGGGCACCGACTGCGGCAGCAGTGGCAAAGCGGCGGGTTTGTGCATTGAAGCGGCTCATTTTTCAGTCCTCATTGGGTTGGTTTCCATCGGAAGATTTAAGGGCCTGGATGAGGACCCGGAAGGCCCACGCCACAGCCCACACCAGCAGGATGGCGCTGCTGATTTGTGCCGCTTCACCTGGACTCAGATCGAGCAGAGGAAGCGTGATTTCGTGTTGCACCGTGACCGTGCAGGCCGAGGTGCATTGAATGGTTTGCTCAGGCATCAGAGGTCATCCCGAGCCCAGGGCCAGACCCTGCGAATCCAGCGCAATAAACGCGGATCAGTGATGGTCGATACATAGCAATAGAAAACCGCCGCGCCAGCAAAGCCACCAAGGAGAGCGACCAACCAGACCTCCCACGGAGCGGCAAGGACGGCTTGCTCAGGCATTGCGAACCCCCCGGGCACGCGCGGAAGCAATCCGTTCACGGCGTGCTGCGCGGGCGTGCAGGCGGTGGGCCAGCACGTGCATGGAGCCGACGAGCAGATGCCACAGGGCGGCGCCGACGAAGCCTGCGCAGATGCCGAGAATGGCGAGTTGTTGGGCTACGTGGCCCAAATCAACGGAAGACATTACGCAGCCTTAGGCGCAGCGGGCGAGGGGGCTGCAGCGGCGCGGCTGATCAGCTTAGGGTCCACGGGCGTAAGACTCACGAACTGGGCCTCGATGCGGCCAGCGTTGTCGCCATAGTCACGCACGCCAAGCGTGAAGCCGACGCTATAAAGGCCCAAGCCAACCTGCCCCTCCAGGACGGCCGGGACGCGGAACATACCGACAGTGGCGACAGAGCCATCCTCTTTACGCACGATGGCGCGGGCTTCTTTCCAGGTGGTGAGTTGGCCCGTTTGCTTGTTGGGCGTCTTCGAAATCTTGTCTTCGATGAGGATGATTTCCATCAGGGATGCATATGCGGACATGGTTTGTTCTCCGGTGGTGGGCTGCTATGGCCCGAGATAGAGCGACGTTGCTCTCACATGCCCCGGCCCGCGAGGCATGGGGGGGCAAGGTCAGGTGACGACCTGAACAGAGCGGCAGGACAGCCACGTAGGGCGATCGCCGGGGAACTCGACAAGGCACCGTCCGGCGCGAACACGCAGGACGTTGGCACGAAGCCCACCCCACGAGATACGAAGACCACGCTTTACGAGCTTGTCGTTGAGGTCGAGATTGGGCGCGGTGGCCATGTCAGGCCCCCAAAGACAAAGCTACGATCCGACCCACAGAGGGGGAACGAGCAATGTTCAATATCAATGGCTTCGAAGCCGAACTGACACGTATTGCTATCTTTTCGGTAGCAATGGAAATCATCGCGCTGATCTTGTTTTTTTGGGTGCTATACGTCGTGATCAAAAGTGCGATTCGGGATGGCATCAACGAATCAAGACTGGGTGAGCGCCGGACGGTCATCACAGCGAGAGAAGAGATCAAAGACTTACCGCCGATGCGGGCAGAGCGATAG